TATTCTGTTATTTTTTCCCATGTTCTGTACCCATTTCGAGCAGATACACGAACCAAGTCTTTTTGTGTTTCATTCATGTTATTAATGGCAAAAATTGCTAATATATGTTATACTTACAAGATAAAAGCTTATCATATAAGGTTATAATAATTCCGACCACTGTTATTATATACTAATTGTTAGCATGCACAAGGAACTAAAAATAATAACTGTGGATAACTAAAACCTATATAATATGCAAACTAGCTCAAATAGTCCTCAAAAGCTACAAACACCACGCCAAACTAAATTTATAAAACTACTCTTGGATAATCTAGGAGTAGAGAATAACACTCTAACACTAGGTGAAATAGCTTTAAAAGCTGGTTATTCAGAGTCAATGGCAAAGAACCCACAGCTTATAATGAACAGTGAAACTGTAAAGGAAGGAATAGCAAGTTATGTAAAGACTGTAGACGATAAAAGACGAATGGCTATAAGACATATAACGGAAAGGAAGCTACAGAAAGCTCCGGCTAAAGAGTGTGCTTACGTTACTGATGTACTAACAAAACAACATCAACTCTTGAGCGGTGGAGCTACAGAGAATGTATTTCAGATTACATGGGAGAAGTAAGCTATGGAGATAGTCATACCCTACAAGCCAAGAGAATGGAGTAACAGACTACATAACAACGACAAGAGGTGGAGCGTGATAGTAGCCCATAGGCGTAGTGGTAAAACAACCGCAACACTAAACCATTTACAACGGGATGCTTTACTAAACAATAATTCACGCTATGCTTACATTTCACCTACCTACAAACAAAGTAAGAATGTCGCATGGGACTTAATAAAACATTATGCTAAAAGTATTCCAAACACTACTTTCAATGAAGCAGAATTGCGAGTCGATTACCCTAACGGATCAAGAATTACGTTGTATGGGGCAGACAATCCTGACTCTCTCAGAGGAGTCGGACTGTGGGGTGTTGTGTTCGATGAATATTCACAACAACCAAGTAATATCTTTTCAGAGATTATCAGACCGGCGTTGGCAGATCACAGTGGATACGCTATCTGGATAGGTACCCCGAAAGGAAAGAATGACTTTTGGAGGATATACGAGGGCATAGACGATCAAGGTAATAAACGAAAAGACTACGATAACTGGCTACGAGTTTACTTGAAAGCCAGCGAAAGCGGACTAATTAGCGAACAGGAACTTCTAGACGCTTCTCAAGGAATGAGCGACGAGGAGTATGAACAAGAATTTGAGTGTTCCTTTGAAGCCGCGATAAAGGGTGCATATTACCTCAAACAACTATCAAACGCTCGTAAGGAAGAAAGAATAACCACTGTCCCTTATGATGAACTGTTACCGGTGGACACTTGGTGGGATCTAGGAGTCGGAGATGCTACGGCTATTATCTTCATGCAGAACTACGGAACTTCTTGGCGAATGATAGACTACTATGAGGCTTCAGGAGAAGGACTAAACCACTATGCTAAACTCTTAAAGGAAAAAGACTACTACTACGGCACACACTACGCACCACATGACATAGCAGTAAGAGAACTTGGAACTGGTATTTCAAGGTTAGAGACCGCACAAGGACTAGGGCTAAACTTTGAGATAGCACCTAAATTAAGCATAGAAGACGGTATAAACGCTGTAAGACAACGGTTTTCTACACTATGGATAGATGAAGAGAAGTGTGCAAAGTTCTTACATTGTCTATCCCTATACCATAAGGAATGGGATGACAAACGTGGCGAGTTTAAAAACAAGCCATATCATGACTTCACCAGTAACGCGGCAGACGCCCTGCGATATTGGGCTGTTACCAAACCCGAATATGAGGAGGAAGTACAGCAATTTGTACCAGATTGGGTAGATAGTAGGTAAATCAGGCAGACCTACGTTGACAGCATATAGCAATCATGTGTTATAATTACGCTAATAACTTAATAGGGAAGAAGCCAACATGGAAACATTATGGATAACTCCCTAACTTTTAGCAAACACCAACCTGGAGTAGAGACGAATATACTTAACGAACGTTCTAGCTATCAACCAAATAAAGAAGTGCAAGACTTAACTCACCTCATAAAAGGTGATTATTCTATAGGCAACGAAATCCTACACCGCCCATTTGATGAGTTTAATGGGCTATCCCTAGTAGAGAGAATGAACAAGGACCAAACTACGTGGCTTAACTGGAACCCTGATAGAGAAACAAACCCCGAAAGTAGCTGGCAATTCCTCGGAGTCCGCCCTACAACTAGAAATAGAGTAATATCAACCGCCGCACATCTTACCTCACAAGTTGTTGTCCCTATGGTACATGCACAGAATGACCAAGATGAGGAAGATAGAGAAGCGGCATATGTTATGCGGGACTTGCTAGAATACAACGTACAGCATTCCAACTATGAACTAGCTTTTCTATATGGAGTTGTATCCGCCCTAGTAAACCCTATCACCTACTTCAAAGTCGGATATTCCTACGCTACGCAGGATATATGGGAAAAGGGGAAACTTAAAAAGGTGGAAGATGACGTACTATCCGGCTTTCAATTCTTTCTTATACCCGCAGACGAAATCCTTATAGGTAATCCTTATGAGTTTGACCTACAAAAACAGCCGTTTCTTATACATAGGAGGTTTATTACATTTGAGTCAGCTAGGGGTTTATGGGGGGATTATAAAAACTGGGAATACATAACTCCCGGTATTAAGGCCATCTACAACCAAGAAGACGGCTTATTCTACGACGTAGAGGACGACAACCAGAACTTAATTGAGGAGGTAACATATTATTGTCGTAGAAAAGATACAGAGGTGGTGTTTATAAATGGTGTCTATTTTGGAGACGAAGCTATGCAAAACCCTATGACCCACCGTACTAATAAAGGAAAACCACGCTATCCGTTCGCGAAAGGTGGTGCAGAGCCGATAGACGCTATGAGGTTCTTTGCTTATAAGTCCCTAGTAGCCAAAATGCAAAACGACCAAGAGGGTCTAGACAGAGCATGGCAGATGTACCACGACGCTAACTTCCTAGCTACATACCCACCAGTAGTGACTATTGGAGCAGGTAAAATGGATAAAAGCGTTATTATTCCCGCTTCTACTACTGACTTGAAGCCAAACGCTAAGGTAGAGCCACTAAATATGGTAAATCCTCAACATATGCAAGCTTCTTTAGTGGAATTTGAAAAGAGTTTGTCAGATTCCTCACAAGACCCACAATTAGGAGGAAAATCGGGGGAAATACCACGAACAGCAAGACAATCTATCCTTATTCAGCAAAATGCACAGATAAACTTAGGTATTACAGGAAAAATGATAGGTTCAATCGTAAAAGAAGTAGGTTCTCTTATGTTAGATGATATTCTTAGATACCAAACTCCCGGACAAGTTAGTGAGATATTAGGAGGAGTTACCAAACTCAAATATAAGTCATTCATTCTACCTAATAAGACCGTAGACGGTAAAAACACCACTGAAATCGTCCGCTTTAAGGACAATATGTTAGGAATGGAGCTTACAGAGGAGGAAAAAGAACGAAAAGAGCTTGGGCTATTCAAGGAGGCAGGAGATACCAGAGCTTTATATGACGTAAACCCTGCCAATTTCGCCAAACTAGACTATTTAGTATCAGTTGACTACGAACAGATGATGCAGAGAAACTCGAACTTCGAGAAAGCTCTAAAGTTGGAAACTTACGATAGAGCTATAACAAACCCTCTTATCATAAACGACCCTGAAAAAGCAGCGCTACTCACTAGAGACTTCCTACTAGAACCCCTAGTAGGTGGAGACGCAGAAAAATATGTCCCAGACGTACAGCAAAACATGCAGAACGCCGCACAACAATTATCACCTAACGGACTCCCGGCACGAATTGTGCAAGGAGCAGCGAAAGAAGCAGGTCGAGAATTAGCAGTATAATTAAATCATTATGATTCACGTAAACAAACAAAAGTTGGAGCGAGCAAAGGTTATAGTTGAGCTTGTCTTAGGAGACCGAGTTCCACAGGACAGTATGGAGCAGGAGCGTCAAGAAAGGTTTACAGCTCACATCCGCGAGAACAAAGACCTTAAAATGACCAAAGACGCTAAAGATAGGGAAGCAATGGTACACTTCGTCTACGTTCTACTTGGTGGCCTTGTGAGGACAGAAGAGCAACAGAAGAAAGCTGAAATTAAGAAGAAGACCATGCAAAACCGAAAAGGAAAGAAACAGATGTAGTTAAAATAGGGAATAAAATAGGGAAGATATGAACATTAAAAGACGAATATTACAACATTTGACTAAGCACTTGCTTAAAGCTGTTACTGAAGATGAGATTCTTAGAACAGTGCAAGCTATCCGAGAGGGAAGAGTGGTATCTGAGTATCACGTTGACGGAAGGGTGCTCTCACCAAACGAGGTAGTCTCACTACAGGAAGAAGCTAAAGATTTACTCAAGTCAGAGGTATGGAAGCTCATGGTAAAAGAGTTGGAATGGGTAGCGTGGGTTACAAGGCGAAAAGCCAAGAACGAAAAAGACCTACTAGCTACAGAATATCTGTTCTACAACCTTGATATCATGGAGAACTTCCTTAAAGAGTTAAGCAAAAACGTCAAATAACCTATGAGCCCGTCGCAGGCACATCTAGATTCTTCCCAGGTGTGCCGCCGAGGGTCTCATAGGGCACTAGCAACGCTTGCTTAAAGCGATTAGCCAAAGCGGGCATAATAATACGTAAAAATATGGAAGAAAAAAACGAGGAACAACCTCAAACAGCACCAGAAGTAGAAGCTCCCGTCGAAGGAGAAGAAACTGAAGAAGCTGCACCAATGCCGGAGGAACAACCAAAGGAAGAGGTGGAAAAAGATGATGACTTTCACACTCCAGAGGACAAACCCAAAAGAACTGAGAAAGAAAAACTTACTCACACACTTAAAAGTGTAGGAGAAAGAGCTAGGGAGTTAGGTGTTGACCCAGTAGAAATACTCGGCGGCACCCCAGAACCTTCAGACGAAACTCAGTTTGTCACCAAGCGACAGTATGCTCACGACGAAGCACGTAAAATGGCTCGTTCTGAAGCAGAACTAGACGCAATAATGAAATGGTACGACAAAGGTTTATCTGTAGAAGAGTCACACTACATGGCTAACAAGGGAAGAGTTAAGGAGACATTTGCCGAGGTAGAACGAGGTAATGTCAATCTAAAAGAAGCCACAGGTGCAGGGCAAAAAGCATCTAGCGCACCAGAAAGCCCAGAACCAGACCCCAACTTAATCTTTGAGTGGTCTAAAGCCAAAATGGTTTGGGACCCAAAGACTAAAACAGCTAAGGGAAAGTTCAACGAAGCTTACTGGAACGCAGAAGAAAGTAGATGGGACTCAAGGAGAATTAGTGCGTAACTAAGAAAGCCATCGTCACTTTATTGGATGAATAATTTGACAAGGCGGTAGACAATCGTGTTCTTTGAAAGAGGTATAATGTGATTATGAGAAGAGGAAGTAAACATACCAAAGAGGCTAGAGAAAAAATTGGAAAAGCAGGACTTGGAAGAATCTCGGCTAATAAGGGTAAGAAGTTCTCTAAAGAATGGAAAGAGAAATTAAGTCTTTCCCATCTTGGGAATAAACACACACCAGAAACGTGTGCCAAAATGTCTATTAGTAAAAGTAAGGAGAACAATCCTAACTGGAAAGGTGGGCAAACAAAAGCCGAGAGAAGTTGGCAGAAGAACTATTGGCATCGTAGGAGAAGCATGGCTGAAGGAAGCCATACATTTCAGGAATGGGAGGAGCTAAAAGCACAGTGTAATTGGACTTGCTTGGCTTGTAGGAAGAGAGAACCTGAAATAAAACTAACTCTTGATCATATTATACCCCTTTCAAAGGGCGGTTCAGAAAATATTGAGAATATACAACCTCTTTGTAAAAACTGTAACTGTCAAAAACACACTAAAACTATCCGCTACAAATATCGTGGCAGCAAATGATATGCGAATCTTGAAGGATGGTAAGACTGTCCAGAGAGTTCGCACAGAAGCCAACGTTACAGTCGGTATCCGTGAAGGAGACGGTATCCAATGCGCAGACGGCACAGGAACAAACTATGCCTCTTTGCTCTTGGATGGTGATCCGGAACAAGCTACCGATATGTTTATGGGTGTTTCCATCAACGCAGGAACAGAAACCGCAGCAGCGGATGGTGTAATTGACGTGGAAATTTGTGTCCCAGGCACAATTATGGAAATGCTTGCAAACACTCCAGGAAACGTAAACACCGATGCAGAACTTCTAGGTTTACTCTTCGACGTTGTTTCATGTGACCGTTCAGCAGGGACAGCAGCAGGAACTCTTACACTTGACGAAAACGAAGGTACAGATCCAGACGTTCACGGATTTATGATCTTGGACGGACGAATCAGCGATGGAATGATGTACTTCACTCCATGTAACGCTTGGATTGGACGAGGACAAGTCTAGTCACTTAGGGGAAGAGTTATAATCTAATTATTAACAATCATGCCAGCATTACGACAGACAGTATCAGGAGTAAGTTTGACCACTGGTTCTGGTTTAGATGAAATCTTCGACTCGGCTTACGAGCAAGAAAAACAACCAGGAGTAGTACGAGCAGACAATGCTCTGTTCTTCAAGCAGGACACAACTGACTGGCTCACAATTCAGTACGCTGAATCTATGGGTCCAGGGCAGTTTCGTG